TCAGGGTGGGTGTTCATTCCGTATCCGAAATAATAACTGCGATATTCCATAGTAAACTCCTTACTGTATCGGGCAGACCTTGCCCAAAAGGGGGCATACATTGCCCCATGACTTAAAATACCACGTCCTAGAGATTTGTCAAGCATTATTTTTAATTATAAGCATTTTTAAAAACACTTGACAAATAGCCCAATTATGATAAATTAAATGAATGTGGACATTAATCTTTCTTTTATTCATACTTGGCTTCATGTTAGTTTTTAATCTTGCGGAAGCAATATGGGAACTAGACCATTGGATTGCCACAAGTGAGACACGAGACAGGGATGGTTATGATTATGAGAATGATATACCTGTCAAGTCACCTATAAAATTGCCAAAACCAGCACCAGAAGATGTAAAAAAGGCAACAATTTCTCTACAGAATTTTCCCAAATCTAGTGAAGATGCCAAGGCAAAAATTGCCAGATTGATGAAAAAATAACAAATAAAAAAGGCGGGAAAAATTCCCGCCTTTCTTTTATTCTATCTAGATTAGATTAGAACTTTGCAGTTACACCGAATGCAAACGCATCGCCAGTTGCAGTTAGATTTGAAGTAGTATCAAAACTACGATATACAGTTGCGCTTACGCTGTAGGTTGAATTGATGTCATAAGTTACACCAGTTCCAAGACGATGACTCTGATAACCATAAGTTCCAGTGTCAACAGCACTACGATAACGATACTGAACAGCGTTAAGAGTTAAACCGTCCATTACCTTATAGTCTGCATTGCCATATAGAGCAAAGTATGGAAAGTTGCCAGTGTCAACGAAACGTTCACCAACGCCAACCTTACCGCTTACTGCAACGCCAGCAAACGCTGGAAGTGCATAGCCAACCTGTGCTTCAAGATTCTGCTTTACAAGTGCACTTGGAGCCTGTGTAGTGCTTGCAGCACCACTTACAGAGAAACCTGCACCAATATTGTGCTTATAAGTTACGCCATAGGTATCGTCAACCTTTGCGCCGAAGTTGTTGCCAAGGTCTTGACCGTAAGTAACATTTAAACTGTCATTGCTTACAGCAGTAGCAACAGCCGCTACTGGAGGTAGTGGAGCAGCCTTCTTGTTTGGTAGATCAGTTGCGCTTGCAACAACAGTAAGAGCCAATAGTGCCATAGTAGTTGTAATAAAAGTCTTCATTTTGTATTTTCCTTTTTCAGATGTTTGGTTATATCATAGACAACGTAATTTGTCTAATTATTTTTCAACTAACATTATTATTAATATTGTTGAGGCAACGTTTGGTTTTAACTCCATAAGTTTAATTTGACAGTATCGTCGCCATGCTTCACTCACCATGTGATTTGGAAGCACATGTATTTAGTCTAGAAATCTACCTTATTATAAAATGTTACAAAAATCAATAAATATTTGATGCTCTTAAGTGAATTATATGACGAAGATTTAGTCGAAGGTCCAATTACAGATAGACTAAAACGTCTAGCAGCGGCTGGTGTAGTAGCAGGTGGACTTGGTTTAGGCGGATATTCTGCCTTAAATGCGCCAAAATCACCAGAGGCTCCCACAACTGTGGCCCAAACGCAACAAACTTCACAAAGCGACACTCAAAAGAAAATTGAACCCCAAAAAGTAGATAAAAAAGTCAATCCTAACTTTCCAAAAGGGTTAGCAGATGCGAATAAGTTGCAACCAAATGAGCGAGTTGCCCTATTTGTAAAAACTGTGTTACCGATGATAACCGCAGAAAATGCTAAAATATCACAAGACCGTCGTCGTTTACAGAACGATATTAAAATTCTTCAACGTGGTGGCAAACTTACGCCAGATGAAAATGCGTGGGTCAAAAGTATGGTTGACAAGTATGGTGAAGATAACATGTATGAACTACTTAAAAAAGTAGATATCATTCCACCAAGCATTGCTATTGCACAGGCAGCAATTGAAAGCAGTTGGGGCAGTGATCCTAAAACACAAAGTTCAAATGCATTCTTTGGTCAAAAATCATGGGCAAAAACTGGCGGCGTAGAGGGACCATACGGCGAAAAATATCGTGCGTTTGACACTCCGAGCCAAAGCATTGCTGCTTATATGACCAATCTTAATACCCATGATGCATACGATGATTTCCGTGATGCTCGTGCACAAGTTCGTAAAAGCGGCAAACAAATCACAGGACTTCCACTAGTTCCAAAACTTATAAGTTATACTGATACTGGCAAGGAATATCCTAAAAAACTTAAAAGCATCATACAAGGTCGCAACCTAGACCAATATGATATTGCTAAAAAATAATGCTTGACACCATATAAATCTATGTTATATTGAATTATAGATTCAACAACAGGAGATTCATATGCCTAATTGGTGTGACAACCGTGCTACTTTTACGCACGAAGACCCAGAACAGATTACCCGTTTGATTAATGCTGCCAAGGCTGGCAAGTTGCTCAATGAATTTCTTCCTATGCCGCCTGAATTGCTTGAAGAAGCACCTATTGGCGATGATTATGAAGCTAAGCGTGATGCTATTGTGGCTCGCAATGTGCAAGAGTTTGGCTATCCAAGTTGGTATGAATGGTCTATTGATAATTGGGGGACCAAGTGGGATATCTCCGAAGTTCCCGAAGAAATGTTTGAATTAAACAATGATGGCAAGACCGTCACATTCTCGTTTGATACTGCATGGTCACCGCCTCTTGAATGGTATGATAATATCTCTGGATTTGATATTGTTGCCTATTACTATGAATCAGGCGGAGGTTTCTGTGGTAAGTGGAGCAGTGAAAACTGCGACGAGCAATATGAAATTGGTGACGATATTAGCGATGTCAAGGAACGTATTCCTAGCGATATTTTAGATTCCATGGGCATTATTGATGACATGGAAGCATGGCTTGAAGCAAATGAGGACGAAATTGGCATGGATGATGCCGAAGATGGCGATGAAGCGGATGCCGAGGGGGAGTAAAATCCCCCAAATTTTTTAAAAATAATGCTTGACAACATGTGATTCTGTGTTATTGTTATAATATAAGCAATGGAGAAAACAAATGACTGTCAATGAAGCAACTTCTCTCGCCGCACGTATTGAGTCTGTTCTTGCACGGCACAAGCGTTCTGAAATTTCACAAGCGGAAACGCTTGTAGAAATTCATTATATCGCCAACGACCTTCGTGATTATGCAGATAATCTTGATCGTGCAATGTATGAAGAACTTGGTCATGCCCTTGAGCGGTATGATGATGCAATGGTAGCAAAGGGAGTTTAATATGAAGCGTTTTGTGTTTAAGATGGAATGTGGCGGTATCTTTGATTGTATCGCCCGTAATTTTGAGGTAGCCTGTATCAGGTTTGAACAAAATCAGATGGGGTTCCGACCCGAAGATATCCTTGAAGTTCGTGAATGGTAAGGGAAAAGGGGTGGGAAACCACCCCTTAATGCTATGAGCAGTCGTGTAATCAGAATTGATAGAACAAAACATAGTTTAACCAGTGTTGTGCAGTGGTTAGAGCGCAATGTTGGTTTGGCTATTCCCCTTGAGAATGGGTTAGAAGACCCCAAACAAGGTCGTGGTTGGAAACTTAAAACATCTACTGAAACAAAGAAAAGCGGACGAGATGGTACCCGGCGACGTGTTGCGCTTGGATTGTTTTGTGAATTTGAAAATTGGGTAGATGACAGTATTATTCTATATTTTGCATTGAGGTTTGCATGAATAATAGTTTGCCTGTACCAGGTCAACTGTGGTATGATACGCAATCGCTAGAATTAAAGTTCTTTGACGGTGACGATTGGATTACTATTAAAAAGATGAAACCACTACGAAATGATCTTAAAAAATATTGTAATTGGCGGCGTAAGTTTGCGTTATTGCCACGCCGTTGTGATATAACTAATCGTATCATTTGGTTAGAGTATGCACAGTGTGCAGAGCCATCTTGGACTACGATAAATGATAAAGAAAAACTTAAACCTATTTGGCACGATGAATACGAACATCTTAATTGGGCAATTACCAATGTTTGAAGTGCCAAAAGATATAATTCATAAATGGTTATATTATGAAACTGGTTTTGAACAATTGCACCCAATTCCAGACATTGTTCATTGGATGACTGAACAAGGTTGTGCTTATGGTAGGGATTGGAAAGTAGAATCTTTTACTGGACACAAATATTATATTATATTTCCGAATGATGAAATAGCATCATTATTTTTATTACGGTGGTTATGATGGATTTAAATTTTGAAAATGGTTTTTGGATTCCACAAAATTGGAGTGATTCAACCATGTGGAAAAATTTTGCGACTTATTGTAAGAGCAAAGGTGAATTTAATGAAGTTGTGCTGCTAACTGAGTTTAATGCCAAGGCACAACGATATGCTGGCGATGATGATGACGATGACCAATGGTTTGTGCGTTTTAATACACCAGAAGATTATACTTTTTTTGTAATGAGATTTGCGTAATGGCTAAGATGCGAGTGCATGAGTTAGGACCGCAACGCTGGCATATGAGTGTGTGGTTTGCCAACGATGATGGCAGCGTAAATTGGGAGTTTAAGAAGTGGATGGCTGACAACTATCCAGACTGCCTTTGCATACACAGATTTAACAACGGCGAACCATATTGGGAACTGCGTGGTGGTGATCAAGTGGACCAGGCATTTATTGCGATGCGTTGGGGCGGCGAGTAATTGTAAATAATTGTATGAAAACCTTGTTTACAATATTATTTTTATTGTTTGCATCTGCCGCCCACGCAGAAGATATCTCGTATTATTCATTTCCTGAACCTTTTTTAGTTTCTATAAGTGGCTCACCAAAATTAGTTCAAGTAAATCTAACACTAGTCAGTGAATATGAATCACACATATACGACAATGTAAAGAAACATAACCTAGCAATTCGCAATGCCGTTATTGAAACATTAGGTGGAAGCCAAGAAGCAGAGTTTAAAGTGCAAAATCGCCTTATTCTTGCTGAAAAAATATGTGGCGCAATCAACCAGGTACTAATGAACAAAGTACGCTTCGGTGGTATTAAAGAAATTTTAATCACTGATATTGTTGTAAAATAATTCTTGACATTTTACAATCTTTGCGGCATACTAATTGTAAAGATTGGAAATCAAGATGGTCAGAAAAAGCAGTGAAATTATTGAAGATTTTATTAACTCGCTAGAGAAACTTATTGATACTCTAGATGATGAATGGCATCACAATGATGAAGGCGAGTGGCGACAGGCTGATAATATTCGCCATAATATTTTGCCACACGTTAAAGAAACTTTCAAAGAACATCTTGACGAATATATTGACCGCAGAATTGAAACCTACTTAGAAAGAGCAAAAGAAAATGACTGACGATGAAGCAACCCCAAAGTTAATTGAATACAAGGTATCAACACGCTATAAAAAGAGTGTTACAGAGATTGAATATTTTAGAAAAGATGACAAGACCATCACCTATAGCACAGGCTGGCGTTGGGGTTATGTCACGCTGCTTGTTCCGCAAGGTGTTGACCTTGCTGCTGAACTTGATGCAGAAAATAACGACGAAGTAGAAATTGATGAACTTGGTTATGATATCAATGACCGTGAAATGGACGATGGTTGTTGGGATGAGTGGGATTATGGTGACCTTGATGATGAGGCAATCGCCGCAATTGATGAAGCCATTGAAGAAGAAGGTGATGCTTATAGCGCACTTGTTGATACGCTAGAATGGGATGCAGTTGATAGCACCTTAGTATTCAGTGGTCCGTTAGACATTGAAAACATGGGCGAATATACTCCCTATGTTCATACACCAAGTGAAGAAGACGAAGAAGAAGGTGAAGACGATGTACAAGATTGAAATCAGTGACGAAACCGCAGAAAGCATGTTCCGTGATATTCTTGTTGAAGATTATCGCCGTATTCGCAGCGATATCTATGATTTGACCAACCGTGCAGTTGAAAAAGGTGAACTTAAACCTTTTGAACAAGAAGACCTTGAAAACAACAAAGAGTATTTTGAAGCCATGAAGGTTATGCTTGGTTATTATCTGCCACAAAGTGAAGCAGATATTATTATTGGTGAAGCATGAAGATTGTTGAAAAACTTCGTTCTATTGCAGAAGATTGCGAACAAGGTGAGCGATCACCTGTTAGCGGCATTTCTACTTGGCCAAAGGAAACTACGGTTGAGTGGAAGGCTGCTGATATTATTACACTGGCAATGCGAGAACTTACCGCTATCAGTGAAATGAATGAAGTGGTGCCAGCCGAAGCAATTCGTCATAGTGCTAAAATAATGATTACAGAATTATTGGAATTATGCAATGCCGCAGAATTGGACAGTTGAACTCGTAGAAGACCCTGACACAAAAGACCTACTGCTTCCCTTTCCAGAGGATGTATTAAAACTTATGGATTGGGAAGAAGGCACTGTGCTATGTTGGAAAATCACTGTAGATAATAGTATTATCTTAACCAAGAAAAAAGATGACGATGACGATGATGATGAAGATACAGATCGTTTCTGATTTACATTTAGAACATGCACTCGCACCAGAAATCAAACCTGTTGGCGATGTTCTTGTGTTGGGCGGAGATATCTGTTTAGCGCAGCATATCTATCGTCATCCTATTAATGAAGATGGATTGCCTAATAATGCTGAACATGGTTCGGATGCACAACGCTATCGTGATTTCTTCAAATACTGTAGTGATAATTGGTCAAAGGTAATTTATCTGAGTGGAAATCATGAGAATTATAGCGGTCGTTGGGATAGAACTACACCTGTGCTGCGTGAAGAAACCGAACGGTATGGCAATATTTTGTTCTGTGACCAAGATCGTGTTGATTTAGGCGATGTTACTTTTTTAGGTGCATCGCTATGGACTGATTTTAACAATCATGATCCGTTTACAATTATGTCAGCACGAGATATGATGAATGATTACAGTGCTATTACTGAAAACCCACGTGAAGGACTGTATCATAAACTGCGTCCAGAAACTACACTTGCTAAACATGTAAGTGATTTAGAATGGTTGCGTGTTCAGTTGTCACAGTTACAAGACCGCAAGGTTGTTGTATGCAGCCATCACGCACCAAGCCATAGTAGTATACATTATACCTATCAGCAACCAAGATATAGCACTATGAATGGTGCTTTTGTCAGTAACTTAGACGAGTTCATTTTGGATCATCCACAAATTAAACTGTGGACACACGGTCACGTTCACAATGTGTTTGATTACACTATTGGTGACACGAGAATAGTTTGCAATCCTCGTGGATATCCAGGTGAACATAGTGGATGGAATCCACAAACAGTGGTAGAAGTTTAATCTTCTACCTCTGCCACATAATATCCACAACCCTCATGTTTATCAAATGCCATTAGTGACCCTACTTCGGGATAACGGCGGCAACCATCTGGTCTGGTTTCATAAATTGTGCAAGATAAATTTACTTGGTCAAAGTATTCACACCAAGATTCTGTATAATTGACAGCATCAGTATAATTTTTAAACTTACAACAGGCACCGCCACACGCCTTTGGTGTGCAACTACCTTTAATAACAAGATTATGCCACTTGCTTTGTATCATGTCCAAGCAAAATAATTTATAGTAGTTGCGGCTGGTGTAATAGGAGCACCACTAAAATTATGAAATTGTATGCTTAAAGTATTCAACGAACTTGCGTATGCTGCGCCAATGATAACACCATAGGATTGGTCTGCTGATGGAATAACAACAACTCTATGACTTGTAGTTAAACCAGTAAGCGTAAATGTTTGTGTGCTTGTGCTATTTTTACCAATAGCACCAGGTGTTATTGATAATTTACCTGCAAGAATATTAGAAGCAGCAACAAGGTTATTTGCCGTTGATGCAGTTCCACTTAAATTACCTACAAAGTTGCCACTGGTTGAAGCATTACCAACTGTCAAGTTTCCACTAACTGTGCTGTTGCCAGTAACAGAAAGTGTATTAACAACTTCTGTGTTTGTAACAGTTAAGTTGCCAGCACGAATATTACCACTATATGTTGTTAAGTATGCAGCAGTTACTGTATTGGCATTAGTTCCAAGACTGCTAATAGCACTATTAGCAGCCGTCACATTAGCGTTGATAGTTGTAATGTTATTAGTATTAGTTGTAATAGCACTATTGGCAGCAGTGATATTTGCCTGATTAGAAGTAATAGCACTATTGGCAGCAGTGATATTTGCCTGAGTAGAAGTAATAGCACTATTTGCTGCCGTAATATTTGCTTGATTACTTGTAATTGCGCTATTAGCAGCCGTCACATTGGCATTAACAGTTGTGATTAGATTTGCTTGTGTTGCCGCATTTGAAGTAAGTGTAGAAATTGCACTATTTGCCGCAACAATGTTTGCATTAATAGTTGTAATGTTATTTGTATTAGTTGTAATTGCGCTATTAGCAGCAGTTACATTTGCGTTGATTGAACTAATTGCGCTATTAGCAGCCACAACATTAGCATTTGTTGAAGCAATTGCGCTATTAGCAGCAGCCACATTAGCATTAAGTGAAGCAAATGCCTGGTTGTTTGCAAGACCGCTCATTAGGCTTGCATTACCAAAATGATAGTTTGCTGAAATATTACCAGTAAGCGCAATACCAGTTCCATTAACATAGGTTAGGGAGGTATTGCCATTTATTTGTAACTTGCTGGTACCGTCATCAACCGCACCAAGTAACCAACGACCACTATAAATTCTACCTGCTTCATTTGCTGCAAGTGTGCCACCAGTATGGAATACAACTGCCTTTTGTGTAGTCTGTGTTCCAATAGTTAGATTACCACCATTTGTATAAACATAACCATCAAGTGGATATTGTAGCGTGTAAGCAGGATCAGCATAGCCGCTGCTATTGATACCCATATCAATAAAGTTTGTAGATGCACTGCCAACATCAGCAGCAGCAATATAATCAGTGCTTGCTGCACTCAGGTTAGAAATATTTTGCGTAACAGTCTGTGCATAAGAGTTGGCGTTGCTTGTAAATTGTGCAATTGTGTTAAAGTCAATAATTGGTTGAATACCAACACTTAATTCGCCAGTTACATATGCATTGCCAGCATACATATTTTTCCAAACACGAGTAGCATTACCAAGTGATTGTGCAAGCGTAGTAACAGGAACCATATCTATGCTGCTAATCCATGCCGTTTGCGAATCACTATACAATAGATGCGCATAATCAACATTACCGATAACAACGCCAGCGCCATCAGCAGCGCCACTTGTTGCAGCATTTGCAGCAAGAGTAAGCGTTAATCCACTTACAGTCTGTGCTGTGCTAAATGTAGTTGTAGTAGTTCCCTTAACATTCAAGTTACCATAAACAATTAAGTTACCAGCAATAGCACTGTTTGCAGTTGCAGCAGTGGTATTGATAGTATAAGCACTAATATTGCCAACTGCCACATTACCAACGCTATCACGAGAGACAATTGTAGATGGCTGGTTGCTTGGCGTAGCATCGGATGTTAGGTTAAGATAACGAACAGAACCAACATAACTTGTGCTGCCTGTGATATGACCGCCATTATTAATAGCACCAAAGGCAGCAGTAGTTTGCACCGAACCATCACTAAATGCAATATTAGCAGTTCCACTTAGCGTAATTTGGTTATTAATAAAGAATGGACCATTTTGTGTGCGGATACCATTATCAGTAACATTACCACTGCGGAAAGTATCACCAAAAACATAAAAAGCACCAGTCTGTGTAGTAGTTCCAGTAAAATTAGTTGTTCCGAAACTTGCAGCAGCACCAGTGGTGTTCATATTTCCTACAACATAAACATTGCCATTTAGCGTAGATGTTCCATTTGATGTAAAGGCACCAATTAGATTAGTAGTACCGCTGGCAATAATATTACCAGTCATTAGCGTGGTGCCTTGATTGATACTGTTGCCTACTACATAAGAGTTGCCTTGCGTGGTAATATTGCCTTGAATATTAAGGTTGGCTTGAAAGAATGAACTTGCAGCAACAGTAATTGGACCAGTGAAATTTGTATTACCAGCATGCACAACATTACCTGTAAAGGTAGTTGTTCCAACACTTATACTATTACCAGTTTGTGTAATATTTCCTGTTTGAAGAATATCACCGTAAAAATATGATGCACCAGTATTAACTGCTGTGCCAATAATATTAACATTCGTTAAATTAACATTGCCACCATCAAAGGATGCGGTTTTAGTGAGTGTAGTAGTTCCAATCGGTGTAGTCCAGATTGAAATATTACTGCCAGCATTTGATGGAGTTTGTGCTTCTGTGGTGGTCATACGAATATGAGCAATACCACCAACAGGTGCTGACACACCATTATAAGCAGTGCCGCCATAACGAACCATATCTTCGCCAGCACCTACCGCATACGGTGTATCTACGGTATTATCATATCTGCGACCAGCATACAGAGCATAGTTACCAAAGGCATCATTATATACCTTTGATGATAGTGTTCCTTGACCAGTGATATGCAGCATAACACCAGTTGAAGTTGGATTAATGATTGTGCCACTTGCGCTACCAATAATATCAATGCCACTATCGGTGCTGTTTTGAACTGGTGTGTAAAGATTAAGTGTGCCGTTTTGTAGCGTTTGAATAATAGGTTGATTAGAAGTGTTTGTAACTACGAACTCACCAAGAATATTAACAGTTCCCGTGCCAGTAGTATCAATATTGATATTAGCATTGGGAGTAATAGTGGATATAGTAGTATTAGATATAGAAAGATTACCAACATTGGCACTGTTTGTAGCAACATAAACTGGAATACCACCGACAGTATGACCATCAGTTAAGCGCAATTCACCTGTGCTTGTGTTATAGAATAATTGGCCAGCCTCGCCAACAAAGCCAGCAAATCCAACTGTATTAACACGACCTGCCTTAATTTTGGCTAACTGGCTCATTTAATTTTTAACTCTCTATTTCTTCATCGCTCGCAATATGTGCTACGATAGGGTGTATGCCAGCATTACGCTTGATGATAGCAAGTTCATCGTCTGGCTGTTCTTCTGTATTATCATCATACATTGAATCTACGCCAGCAACTTTCTTTAGTAACTCCATCTTCTGCTGCAGAGGTGGAACCATGATACCACCAGTTTCATCATTGGTGTGTTCATCTTCTGGGAAATCACTCTGAGGCTGTGCTACAACAGTTAGTTGAGCATGATTAGGTTGAACTGTATCTGCTGGTTGCTGAATATGAGCAACGGCATCAATTAACTTTCTTAAAAATTCGGTGGCGTCCATAGGTAAATCCTGTTTAATATATTTAGTTTAACTACGATAAACAGTATATGGATTTCCTAGACCACCAGTAAAAGCATTACCGCCACTATATGTAATTACATAATTGGCACCACTTGTGGAAACACCGCTAATAGTGCCAGTTCCACCAGCAACGGTAATCTTCATACCGTTGGTTGGCATACCCGTTTTGAAATCACTTTTCTTTACAGTTGCACTACGCAAACTACTGCCATTAGCAACAGCAATTACGCCATTGGTTTGAGCAGTAGTAGTTGCACTTGTGCTATGTGGGCGTAGCAAGCCCTTATGAAGACCAGGCATTACTGGCTCTTTAATTCAAGAACATTGCAAAGACCGCTTGTGGTGCTTTGAATTGCTGCTACCTTATCGCCGCCATTAACAGCAATAAATTCTACACCACCACCCACGATTAACATGCAATTTCCAGTGTTATATGCAGTAGGATTGGCACCCCAAGCAATATAGGTATCTGCATTAGTAGTAACACGCAGAATACTTGCTACACTACTGAAAGCAGCAGTTGCATTACTTGAACTACCTGTGGTGATGGTTTGTGCATTTGCTACTGCATAGGCACCTTTTCTTAAAAGAACTGACATTTATGATTCCCCGAATCTATATGAGAATATTTATCTTGACTTATCCTTACTCAATTGTTATAATTAAACTTGATTATTTTAGGGAAAAAACATGACCGTTCAAATTCTTAATGGCGATTGCCGTGATGTGTTGCAGACATTGCCAGAGGGCAGTATCAATATGTGTGTAACTTCACCGCCATATTATGGGTTGCGTGATTATGGCGGTCAGGAAAAACAAATTGGTTTAGAACAGTCACCAGAAGAATATATAGCACAATTAGTAGAAGTATTTCGTGAAGTTCGTCGGACTTTACGTGATGATGGAACGTTATGGGTAAACATCGGTGACTCATATTATAACTATCGCAGTGGTGAAGCATTTGTCAAGCAAAGTGTTGCTAAGACTAAGCAAGATTTGCCAAGTTTCTCACCAAGTCGTAATAACAAGTTGGCAGGATTAAAGAGTAAAGACCTGATTGGTATTCCTTGGATGTTGGCATTTGCACTTCGTGCAGATGGATGGTATTTGCGACAGGATATCATATGGCACAAGCCTAATCCTATGCCAGAGTCTGTCAAGGATCGTTGCACAAAGGCACATGAATATATCTTTCTTCTAAGCAAGAGCAAGAACTATTACTTTGACTATGAGGCAATTCGTGAACCTGCTGTCACTGCTCCCGTTGCTCGTAATAAGGCAGCAGAGGGTTATCAGGCAGATTATCCAAACGGTGATAGGTTCAGTGATGGTGAACGAGTATGGGGCGAAGATAACAAGCGCATGAAGCGCAGTGTATGGACTGTTAATACCAAGCCATATAAAGAAGCACACTTTGCAACCTTCCCTACTGAATTGATTGAGCCAGCCATTATTGCAGGTTGCCCACGTGACGGTATGGTGCTTGATCCTTTTGGCGGCAGTGGAACAACAGGCTATGTTAGTGATAAGTTAGGACGCAATGCCACACTGATTGAACTTAACCCATCTTATATTGAAATTGCTGAAAACCGTATTGATCCGCCAGAACAACGTTTAGATAGTAATTTATTTGAATGGCAATAATATAATATGATTGATATCCAAAAAAATAAATTTATTGTATTTCATCACGGAGGTGGAGGTGGAGATTTTTTATGTTCTGCTGTAAATTATTTGCATGATAAGATCAATAATCAATTGAAAATTTTTGAATCTGGACAATTTAATGGACCAGACAATAATTATGATTCATTTAAAAATTATTCTGAAAAATTAACAATTACTGGAAGTTGTGATGATAAATTTACAACGTATCATTGTATGGCATCACATTATTATTCACCGTTATTAGATAATGTTTTTAAAAATAGTAAATTTTATTATATCAATAATGAAAATTACGAAGAAAATTTATATGATCGATTACAAAAACTTAACATTTATACCAATGAAACTCCTTTAAAAATTTTTAGAAACGGTAAAGAATTTACTATTAAAGAAAATAAAGAAAAGAAAAAAATAAAAATTGCAACTATTAAATCTTGGAAGAAAATTTTTAATTTTTATCAAATAGAACCTATAAAATTTGAAGATTTACTAAACTATAATAGTTTTAGACAAATTTTAGAAACAAAATTTTTATTAAAGTGCGATGATCATCTAGAAGAATTTTATAATGAATGGTTAGAAAAAAATTACAATAATATAAAAATCTTGTAATTTTTTCTATTGACAATAATTACAATCATGTATAAAGTTAAGTTTTCCTAAATAGATTTAATATCAAACACTAGGAGTTACCCCAATGACTACTGACGAAATTGCAAACATTCAAACTATTAGTGATAGCCTAAAGGCATCTATTTCTGCTATCACTTTAGAACTTGCAGTTAAGCAAAATGAACTAGCAGCAATCAGTGCTGAAATTACGGTTCTAAACAATTTGCTTAACAGTTTAGATGGCAGTGCAACTAACATTGCAGATGCAGTTAGTGCTGCTAAAACTACCCTAAATATTGCATAAAAAAAGTTCTTGACAAATATATTATTATGATATATAAATAGAATACAAATTGAGAGCAAACATGACTAACACGCCTAAACACAATGATTATAACATTTGCCGCATGCCAGAAGGTTTCTGGACTGAGGGGGCGTGTGCCTAATGTGAACGCACATTAGAGTATGCACTTAGCCCCTGAAACGAAAGTTTCGGGGGTTTTTTATTATTAAGGAGTACGGTACATGAAATGGCCAAAGTTGTTAAGAAAGATGTATGATGCAATTCTATCGCATGATACTAAAAAAGAAAAAGAATTATTTGAGAAAGCCTTGAAGAAGAATATTAAGGCTAACTTAAAGGATAAAAAGACCACAGTGACTCAGGTTACTGTTCAAGATTAAACAAGTTTTCGGGATGTTGCTCCCCACGCATAAGAGCAACCCTTGACTAGTACTGGCTCCAAATGGATGCAGGTGGTTTCAGCAAGGCAAAATTTAATGTGCGAGTGTGGTGAAATGGTTATCATCACGGTCTCCAAAACCGTTGTTTTCAGTTCGAATCTGAACACTCGTGCCATTTTTCTCTTGACAACCTTAAAAAACATGATATATTAGTAATATGGCTAGAGCATCAAAACCCCTTGTGAAACCAGTTATTCCAAGTGATACCTGTCCTTATATCGACATGGTAATTGACCTTACTGAAAAGATGGCAAGTGAGCCTAACTATGATTGGCGCAATGAACAGCAAATACTTGCCAAAGCACTGCTAGAATATGTGCGGGAAAGCAACCAAAAACTGCGAATTTCATCCAAATTCTGGTACGAACAATACCAAAAAGTGTCAAAAAATTAAGATTTCCTGTCAAAATATTGGCAAACCTGTCAAAAAAATAACACTTGACAACAATTTTAACTATGGTATATTAGTAATATACCGCAGTTCAGGAGAATTATATGCGCAAGATAGCCTTATTTTCCCATCACCCACAATGCTCCCGTGACTCCACAAACGGCATTATTGCCGCCCTAAGTGGTGCATATGATGTTGAGACCTTTCGGGTAGATGATGACTTTGGCGCTGTCTTAGGTGATGCTGACATCATAGCATTTCCTGGTGGTATCGGTGACAGTCAGTCATTTGATCATCTGCTTGGTGACAAGGTAGAGATGATCCAAGACTTCGTAGCGCATGGTGGCAAGTATCTTGGCATCTGCATGGGCGCTTACTGGGCTGGTAGCCACTATTTCAATCTGCTTGATGGCGTAGATGCTGTTCAGTATATTCGCCGCCCACAGGCTTGCACGGCTCGTCCATACGGCACCGTGGTAGAAGTAGAGTGGAACGGTGATAAGGAAGCCATGTATTTCTATGATGGCTGTGCATTGGTTGGCAACAAGCGTAAGTTTGAGACTGTTGCTACCTATGCTAACGGCGATGCTATGGCTATTCGCCAAGGCAATGTAGGTATCATCGGCTGTCATCCTGAGAGCCAAGCCTACTGGTATGATACATGGCAGTATATGCCACAGTTCTATCATGGTGGTCGTCATCATGCTCTACTACGTGAGTTCGTAGATAAACTATAATTGGGGAAGTGTGCACGGAAAGGTTACGTCACGGTCTGCAAAACCGCATTATGTGGGTTCGATTCCCACCTTCCCCTCCAACTTAAATGCAAGGTGAGCAAGTTTGGTAATTGCGTTGGTTTGAAGCACCAAAGAACTGAGTTCGATCCTTAGACCTTGCACCATTAATGCCCGAATAGTCCAATTGGTAGAGGCGTCCGACTCAAAATCGGAATGTTGTCAGTTCAAATCTGACTTTGGGCACCATTTTTATAATAGGAGTAACCAAGATGCAACGGGACTGTACTTAGAAACAACAGATGGACGCATCGTCAATATTACAGTTTATGTAATGGGCGGTCTGCATACTTTAACAAAGACATACACCATATATTCAAAAGAGGAATGGGGCGGTTTCCCTAATTTACACAATTGGTGGTTCTTCAAAGAAGTAAAAGACGAACCTGATGGTCTATACTATGATAAACGAGACCACTTTATTGAAATAAAAACAAAAGGCTCCATCTTATAATGGCTATTATCCTTGACTGTCTATCAGGGGATAGGGGTTCGATCTCCCTTGGAGTCGCATAAGCGCCTCGAATGTATAAATAGTAATGTCAATAAAACTATTATACATTCGAGGGCAGCATGTTTTATACGATTTATAAAATTACTAATATCATAAACAACAAATATTATATTGGTATGCATCAAACTGAAAATATAAATGACAATTATATGGGTTCTGGTAAACTTATTAAAAGAGCCATACAAAAATATGGAATTGAAAATTTTAAAAAAGAAATATTACATATATTCGATAACGAAAAAGATATGAAAAATAAAGAAAAAGAACTCGTTGTTTTAGATGAAATGAGTTATAATCTCTGTGATGGCGGGAAAGGTGGATTTGGATATATTAATCGTACAGGATTAAATAATAATCACAAAGATAAAGAAGCAATATATGAAAAGGTATCAAAGTCTCTATCTGGCAGACAATTACCACATGTATCTTCTCTTCTTAAAGAAAGACATGAAAATGGATTATTTAAAAAAACATATTTTGGTTCTCGTGGGGAAATTGACAAATTAGCTTTAGAAAAAACACACTCACCAGAATCTAATGCAAAACGCATTAAAACATATCGAGAAAAAGAACACCAAAAAGGTGAAAAAAATTCTCAATTTGGTAAACCAAGAAGTGAAGAAACTAAACAAAAAATAAGAGAATCTCTGGCAAAAACCAGAGAATTAAAAAAATTATCAACAATTTAATGCGGTGGTTTGCATGGTTGCGTTAACTAACAGCCAAGGGGTTCGATTCCCCGCTGCCGCTCAAAACTACAATCCGCCGCCCATAGATAACGCTGGCTATATCACCACCCTTTCAAGGTGAAGTAGCGGGATCGACACCCGCTGGGCGGACCAATTTTTATATCATGCTAAATACAGTATGATGGAAATTAGAGAATCAAAAACTTTTAACAAAGATAGTCAACTCTGGGAAATTCAAGATTTTTGGTGGACTGAAAATGACAGTATTGGATGGTCATCTTGTTCAGATTCATCAACACAAATTGATGAAATTTTACCATTGATTCCTAATAAACGAGTTGCTATACAAGCAGGTGGCAATGGTGGCATCTGGCCAATAAAGTTAGCAAAAAGTTTTGATAACGTAATTACATTTGAACCAGGCGCAACAATGTTTGAATGTTTAACAAAAAACATTGAGTTGCATGCAGTTACTAATATTACTGCATATCATGCAGCATTAAGTGATACCAGCGGAACACTTAGCATAAACGTACATAATCCTGAAAATCTTGGCGCTAGTTGGATTGTAGAAAGAATCATTCATGATATAAATCATGATGAAGTTAATGCAGAAACAGTAACCGCAATGCGCTTGGATGACCTTTCTTTGGAACACTGTGATTTAATTCAGTTAGATGCAGAAGGCTATGAAATGTTTATCCTTCAAGGTGCAAACGAATTAATAAACAAATTTAAACCAGCAATTATGTTGGAAATAAATGATGTTTGCACTGCATATGGATTTAGCAACGATGATGTTCAAAATTATATGACATCATTTGGTTATAACATTGCAATGACATTGGAAAACAACGTTTTATTCGTTGCCAATTAATAACTAATAATCTTCTTTAAATCACTGGCGTCTAGCTTAATTAGTAAAGCACTCGACTGATAATCGAGAGAGTACTGGTGCAATTCCAGTGATGCCAACCAAAACTTGGCACAGGATAAAGTATAATTAGATTTACCAGATTTAATTAGAAATATGGCTGTAGGCTGCATTTGAACCTAAAACAGGTTAATTATGCAGTGGTGCGATAAGATGCTGGTAACATCAGACGTGCTAGAGGGTTCGACTCCCCTTGCCTTGCTCAATTTTAATACCCAAGTAGCACAGCGGTAGTGGCAACGCTCTCATAAGGCGTGGGTCGTTGGTTCAAATCCAACCTTGGGTACCAATCATATGGACCGTTAGCTGAGTTGGTTCTAGCGGGAGACTCTTAATCTCCGTCAACGTAGGTTCAAATCCTACACGGTCTACCAAAATAATGCTTTCTTGGTGAAATGGATATCACATAAGTCTACGAAACTTTAGTTCCAAGTTCGAATCTTGGGGAGAGCGCCAACAAATGATATATACAAATGATGCGGCTATGATGTAGAGGTAACCTGCTTCGTTGCCAACGAAGATTCGCCAGTTCGATTCTGGCTAGCCGCTCCAATTTTTCCATTGACAATCTGCAAAATCATGTTATATTAATAATATGAGCCGTCTAAGTGTTAAAGGTTGCACACGAGTTTGTGGCACTCGTAGAACTGGATCGATACCAGTAGACGGTACCAAAATAGTGCTTGACAAAAGAATATAATATGCTATTATAAAGATATTGGGACGGCTGCTCAGACGGCGGATGGGCGGCGGGCTGTAAACCCGTTACATAGAAACGGAGTAGGTTCGAATCCTACCCGTCCCACCAAAATTTATTGCGGGGTAGAGAAGTGGTCATCTCGCCAGTCTCATAAACTGGAGATCGGAAGTTCAAATCTTCCCCACCGCAACCAAAATTGTAGCAGTATGGCACTGCTTGTGAAGCACCTACGGAGATGGTAGGGGAGCAGATGAGCAATCATCTAACGCAACAAATGCCAACAGTTTGCCAACAGTAGGGTCATGAACCTATTGGTCGTTCGTCTATGGGATAGGATACAACTGCGGAGTCGGTTGAGAGATGGGTTCGACCCCCATACGACAGGCAAAATTTTAACGGGGAGTAGCGCAGTCTGGTAGCGTGGCTGATTTGGAGTCAGTAGGTCGCAGGTTCGAATCCTGTCTCCCCGACCAATATAAAAGACGGTAAGGCACAGTAAGCAATCGGCAATGGCCATGGGATGTGTCACAATGTGGGCGATAGTTGGGGGCTGCGCATTGACTTACAAATTTAGAACGCTTAACTCAGTTGGTAGAGTACGGGTCTTTTAAACCTGTTGTCGTGGGTTCGAACCCCACAGCGTTCACCAATATAATGCCTACAAATTTACCGTGGTATTCTTATACAATCTAATATTGAGTTTCCACCAAAAATTATACAAATCTACAATAATGTTTTCTTTTATAATTTCAAGATCAAGATGCAATAATAATTTATTAACTTCCTGTGCAAAAATTTTAGCATTTAAAAATGCACTAAACGGGAAACTATAAATTTCTTTGTTAATATTTTTAAAAAATTTCATTAATTCTATTTCATAACGTATCTGTAAATCAGCAAGATATGGACATGTAGCAGATGTTTTAGTAAATTTTCTACGAAATTTAATTAACGAAGTTTCTTGATCAGATAGCGTGTAATTAATATGAACTATTTTTGGAAATTTTAAAAATTCATCAAAGTTATAGAAGCGTGGATGTACTGTTGAAAATAAAGGATGATATGATCCTTCATATGATTTTTCCCATATTTTATTTTTATTTTCCAAAGTACTATAATTATTTTTTATAAAATCTGCATAATCTTCACCATAAAGATTATTTGAACAACTTAAAACTCGTGCTAAAAAATTACCACTAGCATTAGGATAATAAAGAATTATAATATTTTCTGGTGTTGGTACTGGTCCTTCATCAAAAAGTATTTCTTCTGAGATAAAAGGAAAGGTTGGTAAATCATCCATCCTATATTTACAAGTACAAATATTAACTATAGAAATAATGCCTACGTAGTTCAGTGGAATAGAATAGCGGTCTTCGAAACCGTGGGTCGGGGGTTCGAATCCCTCCGTAGGCTCCAAAATAATACTTGACAAGATTGTCAAATATAAGTATATTAAGAATATAAGGTTATTGCTTAGTAGCACAGCGGTAGTTGCGTCGGTCTGTTAAACCGAGGGTCGTAGGTTCGAATCCTACCTAAGCAGCCATTAACATACAATGTTATATAAATACATATAGGTTCGAATAAGGAGACCTATATGAGTAAGCAATCTGAAAATGTAATTAACTGGCGTAAAAGAACAAAACAAAAAATTGTTCAATCAATGGGTGGGTGTTGCCAAATTTGTGGATACTTCAAATGCGATGCGGCACTTGAATTACACCACATAGACCCAACAAAAAAAGAATTAAGTTTTTCTTCAATTAGAGCAAATCCAAAATCAGCAGAGGCAATTAAGGTTGAATTAATAAAATGTATTTTATTATGTTCTAATTGCCATAAAGAAATTCATAATGGTTTAATATCTATTCCAGAAAATTATGTGCAATTCAATGAAGAAATATTTGATGGTTGGAAAATTGAAAGAAAAGAACGCAAAGAAAAATTTAAGAAAGATAAAGTATGGCGTCAAAAGATGTTCTTAACCAATCAAGAAGTTTTTGAAAAGTTAACAACAATCTATAATGGTAATAAATCTGCTATGGCAAGGGATTATGGAGTTACTGAAACTACTATTAGAAAAAAGTTAAAGATGTTAGAACGGTAGTGGAAAGAAATACCACATACCATCTGCTAAGATTAGCAGACCAATAATACCTACACCAACGCAGCCATTTTTCACTATAAATACCCCATGAATTTTCTTATAATAGGCGACAGTTGGGGCTGCGGCGAATGGTCAAAAGATTTCATTTATGCAGATGCTGCGCCAGATAATGATTGGCATGTATTTGGTGATAAACC